CGTAAAACAAGCAGAAGACATTACTGCAAATGTACCAAAATTTATTCCTAAGAATGTATTTAAAATAACTACTGCAACTAATGAAAACATTGTAGTTGCAATAAGTTCTGACGAAACAAATGCTCTTTATGTGTATCAATATTATGTTTCAGCAAACAAAAGATTACAAAGTGCTTGGCATAAATGGACTATAGGTTCTTCTGCAAATACAAACATATTAAACGCAGATTTTATTGAAAATACTTTATATTTAGTAATTCAAAGAGGGACAGACGTATTCATTGAGACTTTAGATATATCTCCCAACTTAACAGATACAGGAGCAACTTATTTAACTCATTTAGATAGAAAATTACAAGAAAGCTCTACAGGAGTTTCAAGAACTTATAACGCAGGAACAGACCAAACTACTATTACACTTCCATACGCAATTAAAAATACGATGTCAGTTGTAACTAGAAGTGGTGGTGCAAATATTTCTGGTAGAGAAATTGCTATAATTAGCCAAACAGTTAATGGCACTACGATTGTTGTTAGTGGAAATGTAACATCTACAAATATATTTATAGGAGAAGTTTATAATTTTACATTTACTTTCTCTCAACAATTTATGCAAGATGCTGATACACAAGGTTCTAAAATTTCAGTTAAAGAAGGAAGATTACAAATTAGAAGTTGGGCAGTATCTTATAATGACACAGGTTATTTTACTACATTAGTTCAACCTGTTGGTAGAAGTAGTTCTTCAACTACATATACAGGAACAATAACTGGTACAGGATTATTAGGCACAGTTAATTTAGAAGATGGTGATTATGAATTTTCTGTTCAATCAGAGAATGACAAATTTACTGTTACAATAAGTAACGACAGTCATTTACCTTCTAATTTTATTAATGCTTCTTGGAATGGTTATTATGTTAGCCCAACAACAAGGATTTAATCATATACGTTTAACTGTTCTTAAAGATATAAAGAATTTAGCTCCAAGATTAAGATTTGAAGATAAAAGAGAAATTTTAAGTTCTATAGGTCTTACACCTTATGAAGGTCTTTATTATAGTTACAAACATTCAACAGTTTGTTTTACAATATTTAATTCTAAAAATATTCCAATAGCAATTTTTGGGATAAACCAAATTACAAATTCATTGTCTAGTATTTGGCTTTTAGCAAGTAATGGTTTGAAAGAAGTTGAAATACCATTCTTAAGACAATGTAGAGATTTAGTAAATTTTTTAACAAACAAACATAAAATACTTTTCAATTATGTAGATTGTAGAAATGAACTTCACATCAAATGGTTAAAGTGGTGTGGGTTTAAGTTTTTACGAAAAACTAATTACGGAGTATTAAATCAACCTTTTTATGAAATTATAAAAATATGTGTACAGGAGTAGAAACAGCTTTATTGATTGCGTCAGTTGCATCAGCAGGTATTCAATACCAAGCAACTAATGCGGCACAGAAAGCACAGCAACAAGCTCAAAATAGGCAAAATGAATTAGCAAGACAAAATGCTATTCAAAGATATGCCGCAGAAGGTTTAAAAATAAGACAGCTTACATCTCAATCAGCTCAAAAAGGTTTTGAAGCAGGTAAGAAGACTAAGTCTGCTTTATCTTCTTATGCAGTACAAGCAGGTGATGCTGGTGGATTAATGATGAGTGGTTCTACAGAAGGATTAATGGCGGATTTTTATAGAACTCAAGGGTACTATAATGCTTCACTAACAGAAAATTTAAAAATAAACGAAAGTCAATTTAGAAGAAATTTAGAAGCAATTCAGTTTGGTCAAGAAAGTCAAAGCACTTATGTTACACCACCAAACCCAGAATTAAACTTTGCTACTCAAGCTCTTAACGTAGCAAACACTTATTACACTTTAGAATACAATAAAGAAAAAGCTGGTTTATTAACCAACGCACAAAAAAGAAATCAATTTAATAATATAGACCTTAGCTAATGCCAAAAAAATCTGAAAGAAGTCCTGTAGGATTAAATTTAACTCCTGAGTTACCACAGGTAGTTTCTAGAGATTTTAATTTATTTTACACTCCACAAAAAGAACCTGAAGTTGCTGGTCTTAAAGAATTTACTTCAGCATTAGATAATTTTGTAAACAATGGCGGAACTAAAGCTGTTTTATTAGCAGAAGGAGAAGAAAAAAAGTTAAATGTTTCTCAAGCCAATCAAGATTACTTACAAAATAAATTAGATTTTAAAGATGCAATTACTCAAGGAAAAATTGATGCAACTGCAAATCCTTATTATTTAGAAAAATATAAAGAACTAACTTTAAATTCTTATGCTTCTGAATTTTCTGATAAATTAGGAGAAGCATATAGAAGTCAAGATGTAGTTAATGATGTTAGAGCTGGTTCTTTTGAGCAATTTTATAAAAATGAATTGGGTAATTTTATAAAAACTAAACAATTAGGATATTTTAATCCATTAGATTTAGAAAAAGGTTTTTTTAAAGAAACTTCTGCTTATAGAAATCAATTAGAAAATAATCACAGACAAGCACAATTAAAATTATTTAAAGAAAAATTTGAAGAAAAAGTTTCTGATAGAATTGGAACAATAATTAATCAATTTAAAGATATTGATAATGATGCTTTTGCTGGAACTCAAAATGGTTATGATAAATATAACTTAATGGGCGACAGTATTAATGCTTTAGTTAAAGACCTAATAGATGTTAATGGTAATGGTAGAGAAACTATAGACACAGTATTTAAAGGTTTACAAAAATGGGCAACAACTACTAACGACATTGAATTAGCAAAAAGAGTAATTTCAGAACTTCCAAGTAAAATATTAGGCGGCACAGACAGTATTGAAAATGTAGGTAGAATTAAAAGACTAAAACAAGAAACATTAGATATTTTAGTTGAAAAATCTGCTGAAAGAACAAGTAAAAACAATCAATTATCTAAAGGTTTAAGAGAAAGAGACCAGCTAGATACTTATGAATTTTTAGCTAGAAAGACTAAAGAAGACCCTAATTTTGATGTTAATGCTTGGTCTAGTCAAAAAGGAATAACAGGTTCTCAAAAACAAGGTGCTTCAGATTTTTTAAAAGATTTACAATTTGATAGAGGTGCTAGTGATAATCCTGCTGTTCTAAGAAAAATAAACGATTTAGTTACAGATGGTAATTATGCTGAAGCATATAGTTATACTAGAGAACAGTATGCGATAGGAAACTTAAGAGAAGATACTAAAAATAAATTTATTTCTGAACATATTAGAGATGCTCAATCTGGTAAATATGATGCAGTTTTACAAAACCCATTAGTAGCTAATGAATTAGCAAGTTTAAATAAAAGAATATCATCTGAAAAACTTGGAGATAATCCTCAAGAAGCTGGTGAATTTAAAAATTATATAACTACAAAATTACGACAATGGTACAAAGCAAATGCAAGTTCATACACTTCACAATATGCTTTAGATAATGCTATTGAAAAAGAATATATTTCTCTTGTTAAAGATTTAAAATCTCTAAATAAATATCAAAGTTTATTTGGTGCATTTGATGACAGTTTAAGATTTGGAGATGGAAATAATCTAACTGAGAAAACAGATAATGCTATTCAAAGACAAAAACAAATTGAAGAAGCTAATAAACAAAAATTAAAAGAACAGAATAAAAATCTTAAAGATGAGGAGTTTCAAAAATTATTTAACCAAAAACAATTAGACAAACAAAAAATTAAATATGGGACTAAGGAAGAACAAGAGAAAGCTCTCAAAAAAATTGAAAAAGATAAAGAGCTAGAAGGTGTTAGAGCTTTTAATGCTTGGAAAGAAAGACCAATAGGGGAAAGATTGAAAGAAGCATTTGACATTAATGCTAACAGACCCAAAAAACCAGACGATAATAAAAAATAATATATGGCACAAAAATATACACTACCCAATGGTAAATACATTGAGGTAGATGAAGACTTTGTTGGTTCTCAAGATGAAAAAGATTTATTAAGCACATTTAATGCTAGAGAACAGCAACGAGGTGTTGAAACATCTCAATCTACCCAAAATAATACTGATTTACCGCAAGGAAAAGAAAACAACTGGTTTTATGATAATGTTGCAGTTGCACCTTACGAAGGTGCTAGAAAGTTCATAAATTCGTCAGGAAGACTGATTGAGGATTTAGGTGACACTTTAGGAGAAGCCACTACTTTTTATGGTTTAGCTTTAGGTGATAAAGCTGAAAATGGACTAGTAGAACTGGTTTCTAAGAAAACTGCCAAAGAAAGAGGTTTAAAAGACCCTATATTTGGTGAAGTAGATAAAAGAGATTTTTATAATGGTGGCATAAAAGGATTTTTTTATGACCCAGCACACCCAGAAAATGATGACCATACAACAAGTTTAACTGGTAGCTTTGTTGAAGCAGGTGTTCAATTTTTATTAGGTTATGCAACAGGCGGAAAAATATTAAATAAATTTGGTGCAGTAGCTCCAGTAACAAGAATTGAAAAAATAGCTCAAGCAACAGCACAAGGAGCTATTGGAGATTTTATAGCATTTGATGAAAACTCAGGAAGATTTGCAGATGTTGTAACTCAGTATGCACCTGACTTTGCTAATTCATATTTATCATACCTACAAACTAATAAAGACGATACTTGGTATGAAGGAAGATTAAAAAATTCTATAGAAGGAATGGGTCTTGGTTTAATAGCAGAAGTTATTTTTAAAACTGCAAGATTAGCTAAGAATGAAATAACTAAAAATTTAAGCGAAATAGATTTAAAAGCAGACCAACAAGTTATAGCAAAATCTCAAGAAGCCATTTTAGGTGTAAGAGATAAATTAGACGAAGCAAAAACAATCGGTGAGAAAATGAAGATTGTTAATGATGCTTTGGAAAATGTTGATGGATTAAGTCCTGCACCTAAAAAAATATCTAAAGAAGAAAAAGTAATTTTACTAAATAAAATAGCTCAAGAAGATTTATTAGTAAATTTTGAAAGATGGAAAGCAGGAGAGATGTCTGCTGAGGAAGCATTTAGTATTCCTAGAGCTTGGATTAATTTAGATACGATTGACAAAAGTTTAACAACATCTGATTTTATAAAAACAACTGTATCTATTATTGATGCTGTAAAAAATAGTTATCTGCAAGTTGAAAAGAAATTTAGTGACGAAGTAATTAAAAGAAAAGCCATTTTAGAATATGGTGGAGATATAAATAAAGTCTATACCGATTTTTCAAATTTAACAAAAGTATTTAAAGAGACTGATGTTGCACCATTAATTTATCAACATGAAGTAACATTAAATTCTTTAGTAAATATGTTAGCCCCAATGGTTCGTCAGTCTAAAATGGGATTACGACCTCAAAAAGAAGTTGATACTTTAATAGATTTGATTGGTGCAATGCAGAACAATCGTAAAATTATTTCTTCTGAATTTGGTGGTGGATTAAATACATTTGGAAAAACTAAAGAAGAATTTCTTAAAGCAAATATTTTAGAAGAAAACTTTAGAAGGGCTATAGGAGAATTTCAAAACTTTAGTGCTAAAGACCCTGAAGCAAAAGCAAAATTATTAGATAAATTATCTGCATTAGATAGACCAGACGTTACAAGAAAAATACTTAATTTCGCATTTTCAAATAGACTATGGGATATAACAAATGAAGTATGGGTTAATGCTTTATTATCTAACCCTAAGACACAATTAATAAATACATTATCAAATGCTATTACAGCAGTTGCAAGACCTGTTGAAGATTTTTTAGGTTCTAAAATTTCAGTTTGGGTAGATGGAGACACTATTGCGAAAAAAACTGTCTATGAAGCACAAATAAAAGAAGCAAAAAGTACACTTGTTGGTTTATCTACATATTTAGGAGAAGCATCTAAGTATTTTGGTTCTGCTCTTAAAAACGGAGAACTAATATTAGAAAGCTCATCAAAAGTAGATACTACTAAAACTTTTACAGGAACAGGTTTAACAGGAAAAATAATTAGAAGTCCTACAAGATTTTTAAATGCTACAGACGAATTTTTTAAACAAATTAATTATAGAGCTAAATTAAGTTCTCTTGCTATTTCTGCTGGTGAAGCAAAAGGATTTAAAGGAAAAGATTTAGAAAAATTTGTAGATGAATATATTAAACAAGGTTTTGATGAAAAGGGATTAAGAGGAACTAATCTTGAAGCATTAAGATACGCACAAGAAGCAACTTATACAAATGACTTATTAGGTTTTAGTGCAAAGTTTCAAAACGCAATACAAACATATCCAGTTTTAAAACAGTTCTTCCCATTCGTAAGAACACCATTTCAATTAGCTAAAGCAATAGCAGATAGAACTTTTGGTGGAGTAACTTACAACCTTGAACATTTATTAGGCAAATCAGGCGACCCTAAAATGATTGCTAAAGTTAGAGGTCAAGCCGCAATGGGTGGAATACTTTTATCTTCTGCAACACTATTAAGTGAATTTGGATTATTAAGTAGTTCTACAAATCAAAATGCAGGATATTTTGCAGGAAAAGGTGATGGTAAAGCATTAGATAAATTTGATGATGCAGAATTATTAAGATTAAAAAAATCAGAAACTAATTTTAAACCTTATTCATTTAATTTAGGAGACCTACAAATACCTTTTGGAAGATTAGACCCATACGGAGCTTTCTTTGGAATTATAGCTGATTATCAAACTAACAAAGCAAAATTTACTCAAGCAGAAATTGAAAAATTAGGTGCTGACATGCAATTATTTTTAGCTGGTCAAAACAGTAATCCAATTTCTCTTGCTGATAGAGCAGGTATTAATATTAGTTCTGCTTATGGTGCTTTAAAAGATAACATTTTAAATAAAACATATTTTCAAGGTATCAACGATATTATTGAAGCGGTTAATGACAAAGACGGAAATAAACTACAAAAATACTTTACTAACAAAGTAGGAAGTTTTGTTCCTAACATTTTAACAAAAATTGTTAATGACCCTTATTTAAGAGATGCACAAGGTCTTGTTGATGAAGTTGTTGGTAAAAGATTAGGATTAGGAACACCACCATCGCCTAGATATAATTTTATGGGTGAAGCCCACACAATAAGCGATGAAAATTCAGTACAAAGATTTTTTAATAACTTTTTAAGCCCTGTTCCTGCTGGAACTAAAACTAATGACCCAGTAGCAATAGAGATTTTAAGATTAGGTAAAGCTCCTAAGGTATTAGAAAAATTTGAAGATGGTATTGATTACACTCAATACAAATTTGGAAAATTGACTGCCTACGACAGAGTTAATCAACTTTTAAACTCTACTAAAATTGAAGGTATGACTTTGAAAGATAAGTTAGCTGATGAAATTCAAAGTGAAGGTTATAAAAATAGAACAGACCCAATTAAATTAGCTCAAGGTATTGCTGATGATGGGACTAAATACCAAAGAATAAATCAGATTTACAATCAATATAAAATTAAAGCTGAAGCATTATTTGAAGCTGAAAAAGCTAAATATTTAAATATTGATAACCCAGACAGAAATCTTTTTACGGATATTACAAAACAAAAAAACAATCAAAACGTAATAAGAGGAAATAGAGACGTACAACGTCTTCAACCATTAATTAATTTTTACCAACAATAATCAATGCCAACATATTTTGCACAAGTTACCTACACAGGTAACGGAAGCACTACGTCTTATGCAATAGGGTTTCCTTTTATAGATAGCTCTCATGTTAAAGCATACATAAACGGAACTATAACTTCCGCATTTACTATAAGCACATCAACTCTTATATTTACTACTGCTCCAGCTAATGGTGCTACAATCAGAATACAAAGAGAAACTCCTATTGATGTTAGACTTGTAGATTTTGCTGATGGTTCAGTTCTTACTGAAGCAGACTTAGATAGGTCAGCTAATCAGAGTTTTTATGTAGCCCAAGAAATTACAGATGACCAAGTAAATAATTTAGCAGTAGATGTTGATGATAAGTGGGACGCAAAAAGCAAAACAATTAAAAACTTAGCATCACCAGTAAATGACAATGATGCTGTTAATAAAGCATTTATAACTACAAATTTACCAGCAATTAATACTGTAAATACAAATATAGCTTTTGTTGCAACAGTGGCTTCCAATATTGCAAATATTAATTCTGTAAATTCTAATAGTTCAAATATAAATTCAGTAGCTTCTAATTCTGCTAATATTAATTCAGCAGTTTCAAATGCTACAAATATTAATTCAGTAGTTGCTAATTCAGCAAATATAAATACTGCCGCAAATGCAAATGCAAACATTACTGCTGTAGCTTCGCAAATTACTCCAACTAATAACATCGGAACACTTGCTGGATTAGCTACACAAATTACAGGTGTCTATAATATTAGAACTGATGTAAGTGCGGTAAACTCAAATAGTGCAAACATAAATTCAGTCGCTTCAAATATGGCGGCAGTAACAGCAGTAAACTCAAACAGTGCTAATATTAATGCTGTTAATTCTAATAGTTCAAATATTAACACTATTGCTACAAACATTGGCAAAGTTAATACTTTATATACAGAGATTGCAAAAGTAGTTGAAGTTGCTAACGACCTTCAAGAAGCGGTTAGTGAGATTGATACAGTAGCTAATAATATTACTAACGTAAATCTTGTTGGAAATAATATTGCAAATGTTAATGCGGTAAATGCTAACAGTTCAAATATTAATTCTCTAGTTTCAAATGCTACAAATATAAATTCTGTTGCATCTAATTCTACTAACATTAATTCTGTTGCTACAAATATAGCAAATATAAATTCAGTAAATTCTAATAGCTCAAATATTAATTCAGTAGTTGCAAACGCTGCAAATATAAATTCTGTTGCATCTAATTCTACAAATATAAATTTAGTTTCAGGTAGTATTGCAAACGTAAATATAGCTGGTGCTAATATAAATTCAGTAAACGATTTCGTAGCAAGATATAGAGTATCGGGAACACAACCAACTACTTCATTAGATATTGGAGACTTGTGGTTTGACAGTACATTACAAAAATTATTAATTTATACATCAGCAGGGTGGCAAACAGCTTCAGATTATGTCTCTGCATTAATTAATGTTTATAGATATACAGCAACTAGTGGTCAGACAGTATTTACTGGTGTAGCCGCAAGTGGAAACACTTTATCTTTTACTGCTCAAGCAAACTGTTTTGTATTCTTAAATGGTATTAGAATTGTTCTAGGTCAAGATTATACTTTAACAGGTGGAAACACAGTTACATTAACAGAAGCGGCTAATGCTGGTGATTTATTGTACATAGAAGTAATTGCAAAAATATCAATTACAGAAGAAGCAATACTGCAAGGTTATGTTGCTTCAGCTTTAGCAGATAAAAATACTGCAACTACTCAAGCTGGAATTGCTACAACACAAGCTGGAATAGCAACTACTCAAGCAACCAATAGTTCAAATTCGGCAACAGCTTCTCAATCATCAAGATTAGCTTCTGAAAGTGCTAGAGATTTATCTCAAACATATAGAGATAGTTCTCAAACTTACGCAACTAACAGCTCAAATTCTGCAACAGCAAGTGCAAATTCAGCTACTTTAGCACAAGACTGGGCTAACAAAACAACAGGTGCGGTAGCTGGTGGAGAATACTCTGCTAAAAAATATGCACAAGATGCGGCTACAAGTGCTTCTGCGGCGGCGGCGGCTTCTGGTGGTGGTACTGTTTCTGTTACTAATACAGATACAACAGCAGGAAAATTAAATACAAAAATAGTAGTTTCTGGTTCACTAACAAAAACAGTTTTAAATAGTGGTGCGGCAGAAACATTACAGTTGGGTGTTGATGTAATTTTTAATGAAACTTACTTTACCGCAACTGCAGGTCAGACAACATTTAATACTAGCTACACACCAAATTACATTCAATGTTTTGTGAATGGTATTAAATTAATTAAAACACAAGACTTTACAGCAACTAACGGCACAAGTGTTATCTTAAGTGAAGCATGTATCGCTGGAGACATCGTTGAGTTTGTAAAGTTTAAATAACAACAATAACAAGGAAAATAAATAAATGACAAAAGCAAGAAACCTATCAAAGATTATAGATGGTTCTGGCAATTTAGTTGTACCTAATGCTGGTGGCGATGCTCGTAGTTTAGGTATGGTTAAAGCTGATGGAACTCCTATAGATGCTTTAGATAGAGTAACAACAAGTGCAACAATAATTAACACAGTAACACCTTATGCTGGAATTTTATCAGCAACAAATGGTGCGTCTGTTACAAACGTATTAGACAAAGATACTAACTACAACACTTCAACAACTTACGAAAATGCAAGTGGTCAAGTAGTAAATCAAAACATTGATTTAAAAAAACCTAGAAACGGAAATTGGTGGGAATGGTCTGGTTGGGGATTTGCAGGAATACCAACATCAAACTGTGCCAACAATGGTGCTTACGATGGTGCTGGTGGTTATACATCTTCATTTCAACCATTAACTGTTGAAAATATATTTAGCGGTTGGACATCAACTGATGAATTAGGTGGAACTTACCAATCAAGAACAGTTCAAAACTGTAATTGTGGAAGTTTCAACTGTAGAACAAATTGTAATTGTAACTGTGCGTGTGCTTGTGCATGTGCGTGTGATTGCGGTAACGGATAACTAGGAAAAAATATGAAAATAGCATACACAATAAATAGCGAAGCAAAAGATATTTCCTTTATTAATAATAATGGAAGTGTACTTGCAAAGTGGAATGATGAAATTTCTGAAAAATCTAGTATTGGTTTATTAGCAGAAGAAGTTAAAAAATATTTACAGTCTCCTTCAAGACTTATTTCGGAAGGAAATAATATTTATATAACTTTAGATTCTAACAATAATTTATCAAAACCTATTTTTAAGATGATTGAAACAAGTCAAACTAAAATGGGTGGCATGGAATTTATTAAATATAAAGTTAATGAAAAACATGTTGGTCAAATTTACATACCATTTAAAGACAGTTCTGATGATGAATATGCAGTTAGATTAAACATTAAAGAAGAAGATGTTTCTAAATTATTAGAGTTAGTTCCAAATGCTGTTGAAGTAAAAAATACTGAAGAAGCATTTAAAGAATTTTATTATTCTAATTCTCCAAGATTAAAAGTAGTTGATACTTCTGATGCTGGAGAGTGGACTAAAATTAAAGTTCAATTAACTTTAGCTGGGAACAACGTATCTAAAAGTGATGTAAGAGTATTTGCTAAATCAGCAAGTGGCTATATTGCTAATAGAGAAGTTTATACTGATGCTAATGGTATTGCTGAATTTAAAGTATTACCTTACGGACTGGAACAGGGAGAAAGTATGAAAGCTGAATTTGGCTTTAAATATGTTTCTAACATTGTTTCAGCAGATGTTCAGGCATAAAGACGTACCAAATAATCAGACATTTTATAATTACATAAAGTCTAAAACAGATTGGAAACAAGCTGTTAATTCTCTTAAAAGAGATAAAGATGAAGATTTAGATTTAAGAATTAATCTTAAATTTGATGCTAATAAAGTTTTAGAAGAACTTATAAATTTATATAAAACTGTTGGTGCTGTTGCTTGGCAATCCCAAAACAGTACCCAGCTATATGGATTAAGTCTTACTTATAATCCTAATCATTCTAAAGATTTATGGAAAAGAGGTTCTTTTGGAGAACCTAGATACCAAATTTATAATTCCAAAGATTATTACGATGCAGTAATGAATGACAAAGATAATCATGTAAAAGATGATTATTTAGACAGTCTTTCATTTAATACTTTATTACCAGAAGTTAAAACAAAACCTCATCTTTATAAATTATTAAATAGTTTTAATTTTCCAGTTATTAGAGTTACAGCAAGAACAATAAATGGATTATTAATAAATCCAACAGAGATAAATAATGGTGGTTGGCATACTGACGACTGTCCCTTTGAAGTATTAAGAATAAATATTTCGTTATCTAATAATGGAAATTTTGGTTTAGAATATAAAAATAAAAAAGTTATCTACACAAGAGGGGGAGATAATCTAGTAGTTA